ATGAAACAGGATTCAATGAAGGTTTTGTTCTTCATCCGTATAAACCGCAAAACGTTTTGTGATGCTTTTCCAAATCACTTTGTGAGTATTTTGCACTTGTTAACACAAAACGAATTGCGATTTTTTATTCATTTTCCAACACTATTGAAAGGGTTCTCAAAGAGTATTTAAAAAGGCCTCAAATCATATAAAGTTCGTATCTTTGTATATCTTTAGGAGACTATTATGTTCGTTTGTCATAGCTTGAATAACGTTCCATTTGGGGAATTCTTCTTATATATCCCATTTGAATATTATCCAAACAGCGATTTAACGTTCGTATCATAGCCGGAAGTATATCGTACGCGTAGAAATCACGTGGACGCAAAGAATAGTCTATTCTAACTATCTCCTGTTCACAGATATCTCCAGTATCGTATCCGTCATTAGCCCAAAACCAAGTGGCGGCTGTTATAGGTTCGTTACGCTTATATGCCCACTTTATGGAAGATGCACCGCGTCCCCATGGGAGCGGTGAGGGATGAAATATCAGTGTTCCATAAAGTGGTTCTTTCAATGCTTCAGATGACACTTTTTCTGTCAAAAGTGGAGCTATTACCAAATCACTCGCACCAGAACGCCATACACGATGCCCTTTTTTGCGTACGCAGTCTTCAGCAGCCTTATAGGCAGGCGTATCTATATTACCTAATATTTTTACTATCATTTTCTCCTATGTATTTAAATGCTTGTACTGCCCGAAAATGACCGCCATATCCAGTAACACATTTATCGGACTTTCCTTTTCTCGCCATAGACTTCGCAAGCGAACTTATGCTCTTTGATTTATTATCTCCATATAGGTGCGCCGCAGTCTGAATCCATTTCTTTGAGTATCGTAACGCGCTACATAGTTGCGGATGGGAAGTATGGAAAAATACAGGTAGTTTTTTTCCACAACGCCCCCTACCTTGCAAATGGTACTCGCAAACTGCAGCCAAAAACTTCGTGCCGACACCTATTCCCTGCCATTCAGGCATAACCACCAGACGGGTAGAACGATATGCACCTGCTGTAAACAATGGGGCAACGGCCAAATGACAGACCGGTTCACCATTGATAAATCCTACAAAATATTCAGCGGCCACAGGAAGGGGTAAATCTAAATAATAATGCTGCTTAAACAGTCTCGGGAATACAGTTCCCCGGACTTTATAAATTTGAAGTTCGAGTTTTGGACGTTGCCGAAGGCAGTCACGCTCGTAAAAGCGTGCCTCCGCAGTATCGTATACCCAATCAGGTTGTAACCATTCAATAATATCATAATGGCAAGACAAAAGAACAATTTTCCCGTTACCGCGTCTCCAGGTTTTAGAGAAAGCTGCCGCTCCGACTTTAGCTATCTGTCTGTCGATTACGGATGTAAATTCGTCTACAACAGCGTGTTCCGGGCGTTCGCACGCCAAACGAGCTAAACCGGCGCGAAATTTCTCTCCATTACTTAGTACCTGGAAAGGCCGGAGCCATGCCGGGACATCACCAAGCCCTACGGCGGAAAGCATTCCTGTTACCTTGTTAAAATCCCCATCGGGAGCTATACAGTCTATAATAGGTTTGTCTTTATCCCACCCGGAATAAAGATCATAAATCGGCTCATTGAATATCATACTCCCAATACTGGTTTTTCCACTGCCGGATGGTCCTACAATCAAACCTATCTGCCACTCTTTATCTTCAATGGGCAGTTCTACTACCTTTTCCCAGTCACAGCCTTTTTCCGCATTAAAAAGACTCTTCACCCTTGCAGCCCGGTAGCTGTCAAAATCGCTGCAATGGTGTTGTACCTCTATCCTCATACATTTACTACCTTTAAAGTTAAACCTTCAGCTTTCAAGCGTTCATAAATAGCCCGCTGCTCTTTCTCATCTGCGCAAATGACAATAACACCATATTGCGGCTTATACGTGTACTTTCCCATAACTAATATTTTAGAGTTTTTGGTAAAGGTAGTACGGACTGCACAACCGGGTATAATATCAAGGTTAGTTTATACTGCAGTCATTTTGCAGTCGCTTTGAAAACGCTTCACCAAAGTATAAACTTTACGTTCGCTCACCGAATACTTTTCGGATAGCATAGCCACAACATATGAAACTTTTTCACCTTGATTTAGTAAACGAATATAATCAGTGTATAGGTCAATATACTGAGTATCTTCCAACCGGATACCGACCGCCTGAAGTCTTTTCAACAGTTCCCGATTAAAGTTTAATAGTTCAATCACTTTCATACAATAAAAAATTATATCTTTGCAATGCCAATCATTTATTAAAATGCGAAAAGCGAACCTGCGACAGAGGACATTTGCCCCCGGTCGTGCGGGTTCGCTCGTATTGTTAATAAATGATTGGCGTCTATATTAACAGGCCGGGGGCTTTTTATTATTTCCCCCTTAGAAGAATCTATCAGCGGTTCTATAAGGTTACAAATATAGAAGAAAATGCAGAATTTTAGTCTATCCTTTTCAAATGATCATCCAATGTTTTAGGATTGCATTTCAATTTCCGGCAGATAGCAGCCTTGCTATATCCATATTCAAGCATTGTCTTTATAAGGGACTCTTTTCCTGTGAGTTTATAATGTGAATTATGGCCACCTTTACAACGTCCCAATTTCTGCCCCTCAGCAACACGCCGGGCAAGACCTTCTTTCGTCCTCTGTGAAATCAGGTCACGTTCTATCTGTGCGGATAGTCCAAAAGCAAATGCAAGAATTTGAGACTGTATATTGTTGCCTAATTCATACTTTTCTTTCACTGTAAGAACAGTGATATTTTTTTGCATAAGTGTGTTTAGGATAGACATGACCTCCATTAATCGACGACCGAGGCGACTGATTTCCGATGCAATAAGGGTATCTCCCTTCTTTAGTTTCTTTATGAGCGGGCCGAGTTTTCGTTTTTTGGCAGACTGTGTACCGGATACCGTCTCACTTATCCACTTATCAATGTGGATTTCTTGCCTTTGAGCAAACTTCTCAATTTCGAAGCGTTGGTTCTCAACTGTTTGTTTGTCTGTTGATACTCTGATGTAAGCGTAAATCATTTTTGCAATGAAGGTAACAAAGTATTTTAAGTATAACAAGACTTACGTAATATGCCCCTAAAAAATATGAGGTATGGCGGACAAGAAGATAAATGAGTTTAACGAAGGGGAACTTGTGAAAATATTGGGGCTGGATTCAAATGGTAACTCCCTAAAAGAAGAATTAGCATCTATAATATCACGAGGTTTATCACCTTATTTGATATTGAAAGACTATAAAAACATAGGGAAAGGTACAGATTTAAATAATTTGAACAATGGGGCTTATTTTTATTTTATCGAAGCAGGACAAATTAGTAATTCTCCTGGATTTGAACGTTTTATTTTACTACAACTATCAGTTGGTAGCTTTGGTGCACAAATAGCTTTTGCTGTTATTGACAAAGGAATAAAATGGAGAACTAAAGAAATTGGTTCCGAGTGGCAGTCTTGGAATGCAATATCCTTTACTTAATTTTGCTACAAACATGAATAATGCTTTTTAATGTGAAATCTTCTGCCCCTAAAATGTACAAAGATATGGCAGACAAGAAGATGAATGAGTTTCAGCAGGTGACAGATGCAAATTATGTATATGTAGAAGATGCGGCCGGTTCCCAAGCTAAAATGACATTGAAAGACTTTAATAGCAACCTTCCACGCAATTTATGTTGGAGTGGGATATTAAACAAAGGGGAGACTGTTGAATTAAAGGCAGAATATAAACTAATTTACGTATGTGAAACGTCGAAACATGGAGCACAAGCAATGTTCTCGACCGGATATGGAACTATTATGAAATTTTCAGGATATGATATGTGGACAACCGATGATACTGATGAACGTTTCTGCTTATTGAGTACAGGTGATGCTACGTTTTTGCTTAAGAATAATTATATAGACGGATGTTCGTTTCAGGTATATATCTTATAGAATTATTGCTGGGTACTTAGTCCCAGCAATAAACTATTATGATATGAAAGATATTTTCCTCCACGAAGTCCACAGATTATAATTTAAAAACCTTACAGAAATGCTGTTCTCGGTAATATTAAAATATATTTGAGATATATAGTTATTACTGCAAGAGAGTACTAACAATACGGCCTCTCCAACCGTTCCTGCAGGTCTATTAGTAACAGTATTCAATGTGGATGTATTAGAGTGCCCATATACTCCATTTCTTTTATAATTATTCAGATCGTCATTCTCTTGAAATCCCTTGTAACCAACTACATCACCTTGATCTATGAGTTTACTTATCGGCAATAAAACACTGTTATTTCCTTTTATAGCCCTCAAATAATCAATATTGTCAACCACCTGCATTTCGTTTTCTCTCTTATCTGCCATATACCTTTGTACATTTTAGGGGCGTCATTTTTACTATGAAAATCAGCCCAATTTAACAATTAATTATTATCTCGTTTTTGTAAATTAAAAATCATATTTTTCCGTAATATCTGAAGAACTCAAAAGGTATCCTCACATCAAGATATCCGTCTATCATTTCATTGGATTTTGCCTCCATTTCGAACGCTGAATTCCCATACGATATTTTGTTCCCGTCCGCTCCATGTACACCTCTGAAAGAATGGTAAACACGAGAAACGACATATTCCAACCCGTACTGCAGATAGAACCACAATGGGCACAATAGATATATCCACACAGTGAACTCTGTAAGGAGCATAACAAGCGTCAACAGAATCGCTGAAGCAATCATGCACTCCTCCCATTGCCTCACATGGATGGCTTCATGGTTAAGAACCCGCTGCTTCATTTCCTCCTTCTTTTTCTTCGTGAAAACGAAACAACCTAAAGTGATGGTATTGTAACCCTGCCACAACAACATCTTCGCCAGTTTACTTTCATAAAATACTTTCATATAATCGATTTTAATTGCTAATTAATTCGCCATCTTCACAAAATACAGCCCATATTGTTGTACCGTCTTTGTTATATCCAATAATACTTCCATGTTTCCCTTGAGAACTAAATGTTAATGAAGGAACGCTACTAAGACAGTCTCCATTCGGGGCTATTCTTACTTTATCACCAACAGATTCTATCGTAATGTAAGTTGGAACTCTTGTTATTAGTGGGTCTGTCCAGTTTACAAAAACTGCATATCCCGGTTCTACTTCAGGAGCATAATAAATTCCAGACCTAACAATAATAGCCCCTGATGTCAACATCCCACCATCTTCGATAACCTTATTGAATGATACATTCGAATACAGGTTACCTTGAATGGTAACCTCCCCCGTACTTCCGTCAATCCTACATGTCACATTCCCATTCTTGTCACGTGCCAGTACATTCTGCACCACCAAATCATCCGTATAGATTTCATCAGCACGAATTTGCCGGGAAAGTAAAAGGTCTGTCGCCACAAACTGGAACTGCTGCGCCGGTTCCCAATTCGCATCACCGTCAATCGAGGAAGGCGCAACTGTCACCGATGAACCGTATGCCCGTACTCTGAACGGGATAGTGCGATTGTTAAATGTGGCCAGTACGATGTCATGGTAATCCTCATTCCACACATAGGTATTACCATTGGCAAACAAGCCTCTTGGACGCGGTTCAGAACCGGTCCTGCCTGTTTCCCCGTCATAGCTGACACCTACGGACTGCTCTGCCATGAAATTATCATTCCATGCCGAAGCGTCCGCCTGGTTCTGGTAACACCTCACAGAGAAAGTGGAATACCCGGCCGAAGCATTGACCGTAATTTCGGAAGCCCTCGACGGACCGGCAATAGAACTCCATATCCCGTTGCTGTAACCACGTGCGGCCATATAACCGTCCGGATAAGTCAATGTGGCGCTGCCGAGTGTCCGCTTGGCATACACCCGGAAAGCCGAAGGTACCAAAGACCCGGCATTGCTCACCCGGATATTGCTGACCGTACTTGTCAGATATACCATACTGCCGTCAGAAGTCAACCGTTCCCATTCGGCGGTATTCACCTCCCCGGTCAATATATACCCGTAGGTCTTGCCACCATCCTGAGTCTGCAACAAACGGTTGCCGTCCTTATCAGTAACCGTCCACATGGGAGGATTGGAAGTGACAACCTTGGAAAGCCAGGAACTACCCCCCATTGTACAGACGGTCAACCTTGCATACGGAGTGTTGGCGGTTCTCCACTCACCGCCGGCCTTGACCGATTCCCCATCACCGCCCGGTGCACCATCGCTACCGTCCACGACCATGAGTATAGTTTCCCGGTCCACAACCTGCCCATTGACATAATAAACGAACTGCAGCTGCGTTGTGAAGTTCTTAGGGGAGATTTCTGTCCCGTTCTGTATCTCAACCTCCGAACCACCGTCCTTACTGTATTTCAGTACACCGTCAGTAGTGACAGCAGTACTGCCACCTACGGACTTTGTACGTGTACATGACACACCGGCTACACTATAGGTGCCGTCCTTCCGCATGCTTACCGATGAAACGGAAGGCACCAGCCTATACAGTACCGCGTCACTGCCCGGACTGCCGGCACGTATACCAGCGATAGTGAACACCAGTTCGCGACTTATGTCAGTGCCTTGGATAGTAGCCGTAACAGTTATCCTGACTTCTGAACGTGCAGGCATTGAGACACCGGCCTGTACGGTGAAGGCTATCACACCCGTATTGATATTGTAGTTCTCTGTGACTCCTGCAGGGGGCACGCATGAAATGGACTTGAGCTGCAGCTTCTGCGTACCATACCACATGCCGACGGTTGTATTGAGCACAGTCTGTTCAATGGTTTTCCCCTCATACGTCAACGCCACACTCTCCATCTCGTTGTCGAAATCGGCTATAATGGCCGACTCACCGTCAAAGCCCCATTTGGCCCACAATGCGGCCGGAGTAAACGTACTCCATACGCCGTCCGTTTTCGTCCGGCAGCATGCCCATTCGTATGGCAGGCTTTCGCTGACACCAATCGGGTCATCATGCCAGCCAACCGGCACATAGTCATCCACCTGCGAGGTGGCTGGCGTAGGAGGTGCCACATTCCCGGTAGTATGGCAGAATATCCATTCATAGCCTTTTCCATCCTTACCGTCCTTACCATTCTCAACAAGTAACTCATATTCGGCCGTATTCAGGTCACCGGTAATGATATACCCGTAGGTCTGACCACCATCCTGAGTCTGCAACAAACGGTTGCCATCTTTGTCTGTGACAGTCCACATGGGGGGATTGTCGGTACCATCAGGAGCAATACAGAGGAACACACGCCCGGCCATCTTGGCAATGCCCATGTAAGCTATATGCTTGCCGGTCTTCCAGTCGCCGCAATTGGTGATACCGGTACCCGCATCTCCCTTGTCTCCTTTAGATACACACTTCAACCAGTCGGCATTGCCGTCTGCCGGTTCTGTACCCGAGCCTTTCTCATTGACACATATCCAGGAACTGCCGTTATGTGTCACCTCATCATAATAGGCATACTTCTCACCCCTTTCCCACGTCCCCTTGAATAGCGGCACCCGGAAGGCCTCGCCGCTGATGTCATCGACCTGGAAGATCTTGCCGGACATAATGACGTGACGAAAAACAGCCGAGTAGTTATCAGCCGGAATGCCATGTACGGTACGGCCTTTTTTCTTGCCAATCCACGACATCTCTTGTGCCGGCTCGACATCCCATGTATTGGCGTGGTCGAAGAAAGTAATGCAGTTGTTGCCGCCCACCGTATCGATAAGGATGTACGTCTGCCGTTCCGGGTCCGTAAAGTTACCCGTCTGGGCAAGTACCATTGCATCACCCGGTTTCCAGTCAGTATCCGGTTTCGGTTCCATGACAAAAGTCTTGGCCGTATAATCGGCAGACGTGACCCGGAACTTCATCTCCTCAAATCCCTGTAACTTACCCTCAGGTGACTTGGTAACGAAATACGTAGTAAGTATATCATCGACAAACTGGCTCAGTCCGTCGGCATCAGTCAAATCCGGTACGATTGTATAACTACCGTCACCGTTGTCCGTCCATTCCTTGACCGTACACCCGCCTCCGGGAGAGGCGCACATACGACCCTTGAAGTAGGTCACGCGGTTATAGGCAATCTCCGGAACAAACAGACGCTTGCGGAAAATGCCTTCCTCCATCTCTATCTTGCCGCCCTTGTCAATGTAACCACCGGATATGCCGGTAAGGAACTCACCGAACTTGACCCAGTCACCGAAAGTCATGGGAAAGGAAGTACCATCCGCTTGGTCTTTGCGAAGAAACGTCTTCAAAGAACGCAGCGCGGAAAATACGTTGTATTCACTGGCCTCACGATTGTCCCAGGATTTAAGCACCTCGATGACCGATCGGTCCAGCAGCCCGCCGACAACGTACTGCAACCCGTTCAGGTCACTTTCCATACTGCGTTTCCAGCCCTTGCCGACTCGGTTCGTGCATTCAATAGCTGCCATGGAAAGGTTCTCCAGCTTGCGTGTCACCTTTGTCATGCGTGTATCCCGGTAACCGATGCCGGGGAAATACTCTTCGCTGAGCAACCTTACCGACTGTCCAAGCTGCAGGGGGACGGAGTGCTTCCCGATATAGGTGTAGTCAGTATCACCACCGTACTTGGTAATATCTTCGCTGTATGACGAGAGGAAGTCATCAACGGCCGCCTTGTAATCCAACTCGGCCTGTTTTTCGTAAGCTTCGGGCATACGGAAATTCCAGGGGATATATTGGTCACCCGCATGCGGTATAAGGTTTCCCCCGGGTAACTGCGCATCTTCATCCGGATAGATGTTGATGATTTCCCATTCCCCGCTTTCAGAGTGATAGTTTGCCTCGAAATCCCGCCCGTTCAGTTCACCGCTCTGGAAAGACAATTGTTTGACAAGTCCCGCAATCTCATAATCGCATGGGTCAAATTCCATACCTTCGTCCTTGAAATAATAGACCGTAAAGGGCTTGCCGTCATTCCCGGTCTTCTCCTGTGAACGTACGGAGGACACAGTTCCCGTATAATGAGGAAAGATACCCGCAAAGGCATCCTCTTCCACATGTTCATACAGTCCGTAGTCCGTATTCCTGTCCACATACTTGGCGCGGTCCGGCAGCTGCAGACGGGAGAAACCGTAGCGGCTGCGGTCTATGTTCCTGGTACTTCCCAGCGGAATAAGCCGGGTGAAGAATTTTACGTCATCGCTATTTTCCGTTGGCGTAAGCGAGGTAAGTCCCTGCATGTATCCCAGTTCCACACGTTCCCCGCGCTCGCAACGGCACAGGTTGATATAGAAGCCGTCCGACCACCATTCGGTCGAGAAAATCTCGGCCATGGATGCCAGTGCATCCCAACATGTAGTATTGCTATATTCTATATTTTGATTGGGTGCATCGATCACATCACCGATACGCCAGCGCTCTTCACCGTAAATACGGTTCATGTTGTCCACCCATTTCTGCAGGTGCTCCCGGGGACTGCCGTCAAGACTGAACTGAGGTTCGTACTGGCCGTCCGTAAGGTGAAGGTATACCACCTGCTGGGCATCATGTATGGGAGCATAGAACTTTACCGAATAGCTATACTTCTGGCTGTTCTTTTTCCTGGGCTTGTACTCTCTCTTCACGCTGAACCTTACGCCTTCCAGTATTATATAGTCATTCACCTGCAATGACACACAGACCGGAATTGTGAAAGTAAGCGAGAGTGCATTCTCTCTCATCAATTCGAGGTTCCATGTAGAGGATGAGGTTACCGAGGCGGTCAGCTTCAGTTCTCCGGATTGGTTATAGATATTGAGCTCCATTCGAACAGTCTTTAAATATCATTTAAAAGGGGGCCGGTTTCGGTTCCCTGAACTTGATTTTCCATCTGGCCACTGCAGTTCCGTCAAGTGCATCGGTCAGGATATCGGCCGATGTGGCAGCCTTGTAGTAAAGCCTGTATTCCATGGATATCCCTTTTACCCGAAGGGTTACCCAGCCCTGCATGAGTGCCTGCATCAGGGCAAGCCGCCTTGTCTCACATTCGGAAAGTGAAGAGGCGTATACAGCCAGATACAGTGTAAGGTCGCGGGCCTTGCAGCGTGGAAGGGGAAGCTGCTCCGGCAATTCCTCACCGTTACGCTCCCTGAAATCCACAGCCGTATACTCCTTCATCTCGGGCGGCTTGAGCAGTTCAGCCATGTTCGTCCCGTCTTCCGGTTTATCCTCACAGAGGAAAGCGGAGTACTCCGTCCAGGCATCCTTGCCGCTGATTGTCATATATCCTGTCAGATCATACATGTCATGTCACTTTTATCCCGCTGTTTCTAAAATATTCCATAATCTCGTTTATGCTTTCCAGATACCTGCAGTAGGCTGTATTTTCGGCTATACTTTCAAGCAGGTCATGATCCTCCCTCCTTGACTTGACAAGCTCTTCCAAAAGCTTGTGCATGCCGCTGGCATGGTCCTGCAGCGAAGTAAACAGCCCTTCCAGAAGCGTGCCCTGTTCCTGTGTCATGGTGGTGAAAGCCCCGCTGCGTCCGGATTGCGAATCCGCCGAATCACCTTTCCAGCCGAATATCTCCTTCATGGCATCCCGCTGGGCCAGCGCGTCACTGACAATCGACTCCCAGGATTCCTTCAGCGTGTCATACTCCGTCCCGTTCAGTACACCGGCAGCTTCAGTGACCACTTCATATTTACTATGCCTGCGTCTACCCTGACCGGTCCGTCGTTCCGTCTTCTCCTCCATGGCCTCGGCGAACGAATCATACCACTTTCTCAGACGTTCATTGTAGCTTTCCGAAAGCATGCTGTTCAGCATGGCCCTCTGCATATATTTCTCAAAGTTGTCCGCGAAGTCAGCCGTACTGCTGTCCATATCCATGAGCGTGTCAAGAAAGCTGCTGCGCAGGGTATCGAAAGAGAGGCCCGTCATGGCCTCCTTACGCGTCTCCTGCACCTCCTGCCATGCCTCCTCGCTCTCGATGATCTGTTCCAGATACTTGCGTGTATCCTCATGCAGTTCACTCCAGAAGCCGGTGGCTTCATCACGCAGCTTTACCAGCTTCTCGTAACTCAAGTCAAAGAGGCCGGTCATACGGCCGTCGGATACCTTGTAAAAGTCATTCCCCAAAACTTGGCGCGCCTGATCCCAGGCTGTGGAGGATATGCCCTCCCTTTGCTTCGTTCCATGGGAAGCCTTGGAACCGATACCGAGAAAGCCCTTGCTCGCACCGGCATTCAGGTAAGCCTTTCCCATTTCGCGGGCGTATTCCTCCTGCTGCTGCAGGAGCTCGCCGGCTCTCTTGTAGGAATTATTGGCATTCGCCAGCGTATCGGTCTCCATGGAAGCGACCAGCTCCTTCTGTTTGGCGATTACCTTGTCAAGCACCGCCATATAGCTTTCGTAACGTTCCTTAGCCTGCTGGTAGCGTCTTTCGGAACGCTGGCCGCCCCAGTCCGCACCGAAGAGGCTGCCGATCCCCTTTATAAGACCGCCGGCAGTATTCACCACGCCGCTTATCATGCCGCCGATGTCACCCGAGAGCATGGAGTTTGCAAACTGGCCGATACCCTCCGACATGGTGTTGAAACCCTCTACCACCCGCTTGACATTCTCGTCTACCGATATGCCGAACTCCTCCAGCATGCCGACAACATCATCGGCCGCCTGTCCGTAGGATGACATTTCGCCCGCAACACCCTGCAGGCTCTGAGCCATCGCCGTACGTTTCCTGCGGCGGTTTTCCTGGGCTTCAGACAGTTGCTTTTCCGCCTGCTCCTGGGTAAGCAGTTCGGTGACGAGCTTGCCCGTCTCATCCCTGTATGCCCCGGTGACGACCTTTCCCCCCGCCATGACGGTGTTCAGATTTTCCTGCGCCTTCTGGACGGATTCCTGGGCCTTGGCGTATTCATCCATCGAACGTTTCAGTTCCCGGAAAGGCTTGCGGTCGGCAAGCTTCAGGTCGATATTCGTCAGTGCGTCCTGCAGTTCTTTCAAGTCCGACGGGCGTAACTCTCTGGCCGCCCCGCTGATGTATTCCTTCAGCTTGTCGCGAAGTGCGGAGAGCGCCTCCGTACTTTGTGCATCCAGATTGCCGAATACATCGGCAAGGTTGACGGTCTTCTTGAATTCCCCGAAATCAAGTTCTTTCAGTTCATCCTCGCGCCGTCTTTTCAGCATGGCCTTTTCACCTTCGGTTTCGGCCGCGGCAATCTTCAGGGCGTAATCCTGTGTGATTGCCAGCCGTTTCTCCTGGTAGCTGCCGTACTCCCTGTTGTAGTCTATCCATGCCTGCCGGTCCTTTTCCCGGAACAGTTTCTCCTCGTCGTAGATTTCCTGCATATACTGCACGCCGGCAACCACACGCTGTGAGGAAGCGTCCTGCCTTATCCGGTCAGCCTCTCCGGGGGCTACCGGGTTACCGGCCTTTTTCGATTTCTCCAGCTTGGAGAGCAGCTCCCGCTCTTCCTTGTCGATAGCGGCAAGCGTCTGCTCGTAGTCCTGACGGAGAAGTGCCTTGCGCTTGGCGCTGCCTTCCGCCATCAAGGCGATACGGGCATCCTCCAGCTTGCGCTGTGCACGCAGGCGGGCATCGGAAAGTTCATCCCGGTAGTCAGAAGCGTCCTTGCCGCCTTTCTTGTTTTTCTTTCCCGTAATGGCTTCCAGCTTTTTTTCCTCGGCTTCTATTGCCTTCATGGCCGCCTCATAATCCTCCCTGTTCGTGAGTTTCTTCAGCGCCTTACGCTTTTCGGCTATGCTGTTTTCCAGCTCTTCCACCGAACCGGAGATTACGGTACTGATATTTGCCCCTTCCTTGATACGGCCGGCTTTATCCTGAAACTCTTCCGCACGTTTGAGGGCATCCTCTTCCGCATCATAGATGTCCTTGAGCATTTTGTTGTAAGCTACGGAAGCAGGGTCGCTGCCGAACTGGTCGGTGGAACCTCCGCCGAAGAACTTGTGGATTTTACCGCCGGCACCGAACCATGGGCGGTGGGCTTCCACACCTTCCGCTTTCAGCTTGTCGGCCTTATCACTCTCCTCCACAGCCTTGTCAAGCCATTTCCGGGCTTTCTGCTCCAGTACGAGCACCTCGATGTAATCGGAACTCTTTTTCATAAGCGTATCATACCATTCGCTCAATGTCTGGTAGTAGCCGAATGTCTCACCGTATGTACGGTTGAGCTCGGTTACCTTCCTGCGTTCCTCCTCCTTGCTTCCCTTGAACTCCTTTACGGACTTGATTACCCTGTCCATCTCAAAACGGCTTTTCACGAATGTGGCGTTCGCCTCTTTTTCCACCTCATAGGTTTTCCGTATGGATTCACGCAACTCATCCATGGCGTTTTTCCCGCCAAAGAGTCCCTTTATCCATTCTCCTATTTCCTTACCGTACATCACCGTAAGGGTGATGAGGGTGGCAAGCGCCGTCTGCGGGGAGAACAGCGAAGCTGCCACCTGTTTCCATACCGGGGTCGCCTTCTTTCCTGCGGCCGTCATGAGCTCATACTCCTTGCGGGCATTGCTTACGGCATCCGTAAACATCGGGATGTTATTGGATATGGCCAGGAAGAACATCTGCGGTCCCAACGCCAGTGAGGGAAGTTCCCGGGCGATCTGCGCCATGGTCATTCTGACCTGGTTCAGTTTCGGCGCCGGGTCATGCGCCACAAGGGGTGTCTCACCGGCCTGTTTCTTGGCAGCCTCGTATGCCTTTATCTCATCCTTCAGACCACTGATGACACCTTTGAGCGCCTGTATGTCGGCAAGTTCCCTGTCACCTGCCAGGCCCTGTTTCTGCAACTGTTTGTATTGCCTCTCCAGCTGTTTGAGTTCCCCCTGCAGATGTTCGACCATCTGCCTGTTGAAGCTCTCCAGGGCGGCTATGTTGCCCTCGGCCGACCTCATGCCGGCAAGCGTCTTGTCATCCAGGAATATTTCAAGCTTGATAGGTTGCACTTCTTATAGGGTTTATTATGTGGTAAACAGTTTTCATTCCTCTTTCTCCATACTCCTGAAGAACTCCAGGGGGGACATGTTTTCCGGGACACTTCTGCCACCATGGGCGGACATCTCCCGGGAAAGCTCGGCGGGTGTCTTTCTGCGTGAAGGCACGTGCCTGGGGCAGTCCCGCCACATCAGCATGAGCGTCGGATAATTCACCTCGTGCAGGATATACCTTATGCTCCAGCCCGTATCGCGGGCTATCTGTCCTATCAGTCCGAACGGGCTATGTGAAGGTTCCATATAACCCTTTAACTCCCGTTCTATCTTTTTTCGTGGCTCAGGACCGGAGACATCGGGTTGATCGTCTCCGCCAATCTGATAATATTTCCGAAAGGGACAGTACTAAGCGTGCGCACGACTATTATCCAGGCTTCCCCGAGGGCGGCCGGGTGCATCCAGTGACGGAGCATCCAGGCTACGGGGCGGTTCAGCAACGGGGAGAGGATACGTCCCCGGACGATACCGTAGGCCACCATGCGGCTCACGCTTACCCCATGGCGGGTAATGAGCTCCACTTTCTGCTCGAAGTCATACCCTTTCACCTCGTCATAGCGGACTCCCAGCTTAAGGTACATCCGGCCGATATTCAGCAGGCTCGCATAAGTGGGGACACGCATCACCCAGCGGATATGCCGCCCGCCGGGAAGACGCAGGGGGAGCGAGATGCCCCCGTCCTGCATTACCCTTTCCGAGAGGCTTTCTATCTCAAAGCGGTCCATACGCGTCAGGCTTTTTCAACCGGCTGACCTGTTTCAGGATCGATACCGGGAGCGAATATCTTCATCCGCTTGCCGTCCTCATCCTTCATCACCTCGATGTTGAGCTGGATGGAGAGTACGCCCTGGGAGTTCACGCCACCGCCGAAGTCATTGCCGGTGACTTTCGCATTGTACAGGCGGATGGTATGGCCGCTGTCACAGACAATATCCATGACACCCGTTTTCTCCCATTTCTCGGGCGGTTCCCAATTGCCCTGGTCGTCCTTGGTTCCTCCGATGACCTTCGCAAGGTTTTCGGAGGACATGTCAATCAGGTTGCCCGTAAAGGCTTTCTTGCCCGGATTGCTCGTGATTGTCCCGACAGGACCGTCCTTTACCTGGGCGGCATAAATATCCACCTGGGTAGCTGCGGTACCCGCAGGGGTGACACCCTGTTCGTCGAACCAGCCGATTTCGACACCGCAGAATTTGACCTGCGACATCCCGAAAATTAATTTATCCATGTTTATTTTAAGTTTAAGGGTTAATAAATCGCCGTCTGAGTATTCCCAGCAGAAGGGCGGCGACGGCCGTACGCCCGATCCATATCTGGAACCACTGGAAGCCGGTAGGCTCATGCACCACTTCGGGCGGCGGTTTCTCTTTCTCCTTGAAGAGCTCGTTACGGATGCGCATGTTCTCTTCGGTAAGAATGAGTACCTGACGGGCCAGGCTGTCACAGGTGGCGGTCACTTCAATGGAGTCTTCCGATGTCCGGGTGACATTCACCGTAGCCTGCCCGCTGCGCCGGCTAAAGCCTGTGCCCACCGGAATCAGGTCCAGCATATCCGTCGGGAATTTCGTCTTCGCCACGCTGGGCGGAACGGGCTGCTGCAGGAGAGCGAACCCGCTTTTGCCCGAGAGGCTGTCCATACGGCTGTACTCGTTCCGTACCAATGGCTCCGGACTTCTGCAGCTCGTTACGGATAGGGCAGTCAGCATAATGCCGGCAAGTAGAAGCCCTCTGAATGGTACGGTTAAGTTCACGCACCGCCTTGTAAAGTTTGATGTTCTCATTCTGCAAGTCTATTAATGTTCCTGACAGGTTGTCGTACATTTCCTTATAGGCATCGTTCCGCTCCTTGGCGGCGAGCACCTTGTTGTTCTCCCGGTGTCTCAGCCATGCCCAGAGGGAACCGGCAATACCACTTGGCACAAGCCATTGGAGAATCTGCATGATCAGGTCTGAATTCATGGCTGAAAATCATTACGGGTTATTAATTGTTAGAGCAGTTCCCAGCCCGCTTCCACGTCCGCCATCACCGCCGGTACTCCGTTTTCCACCTGTGAGATGGCAGCGGCAAGAGCGCACATGGTCGCTTTGTCATTCACATCGGGCACATACGTGTTCGGAACCTGCATCTCCCGGCACACCCGGCTGATATAGCCGGAAGTGTTGTTTTCCACAGGAGGCGCCCAGCGGTTGATGAAGTCTGCTATCGTACGGCAGCCGTTGTTACGGCGGTAGTTCTGCAGTAACTTTATCAGGGCACGATAACCGTAGGCCATCGTACGGAACTGGCAGAAGGACCTGTCACGCGAGGGGCGGATTTCCCCCTGCCACAAAGTGGTGGCAGAGAGCCGGATGTTCCCGGGATTATTGTAACGCAAGCTTTGTGCTGCCATCATTCTTCGATTGTTGAGGTTCCGATACTGATGTAAGCATTTCCGTCATACATCAACGTAGTCACTTTGCTTGCCGCACAGGCAACCTTGCCGATGGTCTGGGCATTGGTACTGGCGTTTCTGATGACGAGCAGCGAACCTGCCTGCACCCGGGTATCCAGTTCAAAGGTGGTGGCGGCGGTTTCGGCTGCAATATCCACTATTTGCGGATTGCAGTCGTGCACCAGCGACTTACCTTCAGCTTTACGGGTTACAGCGACCGGAAACGGTATCTGTACGCAACGGTCCCCTTCTTCTGTATAGGGGGCGAAGAAATCGAAACTTCTCCGCGATTTCATGTTAATATAACTCATCGTATTCTATTTTTTAGGGTTAGACTTTTTTAGTAGTGAACATGGCTCCCAGGTACTTGCCTGTGATAGGCAATGCGATGCCGCGCATATTGAAGCCCAGGACATCCCCGCGATATTCCGGATCATTCAGGCGGTAGTACATATCCTCCATGCTCTTGGCACGACAAACGGCGTCCCGATACCATACAGTGGAGGCGATAGCGTCCGTATCGCGGACAGGAGCACCCCATTCCACCTTCTCACCCGTAGTACCGTTGTATTTAGGCACCATGGAAGTGACGTGAATTTTGAAACCGAACATGGAACCGGTAGAGAAGAACGTCTTGAACATCTCCAGGTCTTGAAGCTGCAAGTCGGTAGCATGGTACGGATGCAGTGCCAGGATACGTCCTTCTTTTGGAACCTGCATCATGTCAAGCTGGGTGGAGAGCGCCAGAACCTTTTCATAGGTCATGGCCACATAACCGGTACCCTGTTTGCTGGCATTGCCATCGTTGATTTTTATAACCGGAGTGGTTTCACTATCCTTCTTGGGCGCCCAGTTGTAGATGGCCAGCTCGGAAAACTGCATCTGCAGTGACTTCTGGTGTCCGGCGGCCACGCTTCTACGTTTTTCGGCGGATTCTTCTATTTCGATGGCGTTGATATGTACGGTGTTTTCCGTATCGAAACGTTTCATCGGAATTTTGTAAGGCTTGTCACCACGGGCGACTACAGGTATCGGATATACCTCATTGTCAATAAATACCCTGGGGTCGATACCCGCTTCCTGCAGGTTCAGGTATTCGTTATCGGTCCACATGCTGAAATCACGCGAGTCGGAAACGAACGAGGTTTCCGGATAGAACTTCTCGATAATCTCGGGAATCCAGATTTCCTTGTTAAGGCCCTCCGCCAGGCAGCCGGTAAGTTGCAACGGAACCAGCGAAAGCCCCATCTGGATGCCGAACATCAGGTTGTGGTCGATGCCGATACTCTGGGCAAACAGGCCTGAGGTGGCGAAATTGAACAGCAACGCTGTGAGCAGTGAAAAGATGAATTTTGTCTTCATTGTCTTTTTATCTTTATGTTTATAAAATGATTATTCCGGGTACTTACCGTAGGCTTCATGGAACTTCTCCCGGTAGAGGTCCCTGTCCTTTTTAAGTTCCTTGAGCATATCCTTCTCCAGGATTTCCTTGAAAGTCATGTCTGCCAGCTGTACGTTTCCTCCGGCCTTTCCTTCGGTCTGTACCTGGGAACTGACGGACTGACGTACGGAAATGGAACTGAGGCGTACTTCGGCCTTTGCAAAATCAACGGCAAAGTCCTCCAGCCAACTATCACGTCCTTTGGCGTCAATGCGCCCGTCTTTCACTGCCGCGTCCACCAGTGCGACGGCTTTCTGTTTATCGGCTTCCTTCTCCTTCGTCTCAAAGGCCGTTACACGTTCCTGCAATGTCTGTTTTTCGCTCTTGAGCGTGGCGTTCTCGGCCTGCAGGTTGTCACGCAGGGTAATCAGGTCCTGTACGGCTTCCCGGATAGCCTGGTCGGATGCGGAATCCGACAATTTCAACATCTGTGTCAAATAACTCATATTGTTCTCTCTTTTATGGTTAATACTGAATTCCTTATCCATCAGCCTGACAAGCGCCTGCCTGTCAGACAAGTCTATACGTTTGTTTGTCGCGCGGTCATACATGGCAAGGGCATTGTGGTTAGAACCTATGGGGCAGACAGACATCTCCCGCATGGTCCACCTTGTGGCGGTGGGACCCGTCTGTCCCGGAAGTTTCAATGCAGGATCATCGCTGACCTCTTCAGGCGGCCAGGCGCCGATACTGGCCATGCGCAGGAAACCGCGCTCCACCTTACCGGCTATCGTACATCCTTTTTCGTCTTCCTCATCGAATACAACGTCCACGAGAATCCTGCCGTCCTCCACACGCACGTTCTCGCCGCGCCCTATCGGGGTTTCCCAGTCATTATGGTTATAGAGTACTACGGGATTCTTTTTGAATTCTTCCAGGTTGGCCCCCGAAGTCAGCATGCGGAAACCGTAAGTGTTTACGGATTCGTCATGTACGCAGAATGTATATGCCTTGCCCATTGCTTTTCTCATTTTGTTTGCTGCAAAATTCAGGGATAAAAAGAAGGTGTGCAAATCCCCTTGTAACAGTTTCCTTCCGGAGGGAAACTGTTACAAGCCAGGTGGAAACCATTACAGGCGGATTATTTTAATCGGTATGCGCTGCCTAACTTTGTACTGTAATAATCAAGAGAATAAATATGTCCAAGACACTAACAAACCAACAGAAAAAGGACTGGGCGAAGATGCTCTACATGCAGGGGGAACTGCAAAGCAGGCAGATAGCCGAAAAAGTGGGCGTCAGCCCTGTCACCATGAGCAAATGGAGCAAGGAGGGTAACTGGGAGATGCTGCGGGCGGCCGTCACCACCACGCGGGAGGAACAGATACGTAACCTCTATATGCAGATAGCGGAAATGAACAAGGCTATAGCCGAGCGCGGTGACAAGTATGCCACTTCCGCCGAAGCCGACACCATCAACAAGCTCTCCGCCGCCATCGCCAAAATGGAAGGGGACTACGGCATAGCCGATATCATCAGCGTGAGCAAACAGATCCTTTTCTGGCTTCGCAAGCGTGATCCACAGAAGGCAATCGAACTGAGTTATTATTTTGACGAATTTGTAAAAGAGAAATTAAGGTAAGGCCATGGCAAGAAAAAGACTGACAGGAAACAACAAGGCACTCTCCGACGACTGGGAAGAAACCCTGAGACAGATACGTACACAGACCGCCGTTGACTTCACTATGATCGGAGAAGAAAAGGCAAGGAAATTGCGCGAGCTGGAAGCGGACCCTCTCGCATGGACGAAGTTCATGTTTTACCAATATGCCAAATATGAGTTTGCAGGATTCCAGAAGAAAGCCATCAGGCGCATCATCGGGCATTCCGACGGGAACTGGTACGAAGTGCTGAGCTGGGCGCGTGAGCTGGCAAAGTCCACCATCGTGATGTTCATCGTACTGTACCTGGTCATCGTGAAGAAAAACAAGCGGTGCGTCATCATGACCTCGGCGACCAACGACGGCGCAAGGAAGCTGCTGAACCAGTACCGGGCGCAGTTCGAGGCGAACGAGCGGCTGAAATATTTCTACGGCAACCTCATCGGTGACAAATGGACGGAGGACTATTTCACCCTCAGCACCCGCGTGTCGTTCATGGCAATGGGCTGGGGACAGTCACCGCGCGGAGTCAAGATGGACGAGGTACGCCCGGATGTATTGCTCATGGATGACTACGATACCGACGAGGAATGCCGCAATCCGGAGATAGTGAACAACAAATGGAACTGGTTCGAGCAGGCGCTGTTCTTCACCCGCTCCATCAGCGAGGCGCTGCTTACCGTCTGGACGGGGAACGTCATCGCAAAGGACTGCTGCGTCTCACGCGCAGGTAACAAAGCAAGGGAACTGGCCGCAAGGGAGAAGCCCATCGGAAACTGGGATATAATCAACATACGCATGGTGGATATCAATAATCCCGATCCGCAGGCGGATTACCAGTTCGGAACGTCCGTATGGCCGGAAAAAAACACTGAAGAGACGATAGACGAGGTATTGGCACAGGTGAGCCTCGCCAGCGGACAGAAGGAGTGTTTCAACAACCCGGTTGTGGAAGGTTCCTATTTCAAGGAGATACGTTGGGGAGAGTGCCCGCCCATAAGCAAGCTCAGGTATATTGTCAGTTACGGGGACCCGGCACCGAGCAACACCACCGGCAAGAAGGCGAAGAAAAACTCCTTCAAGGCGAATTTTCTCATGGGGCTATACGAGGGAACGCTGTATGTATATACCGGATATCTGCGGCATGTCACCAACGACGAGTTCGTGAACTGGTATTACTATCAACGGGACTACGTAAGGGAAAGGACGCAGCAGAGGAACTACATAGAGAATAACAAACTGCAGGATCCGTTCTACCAGCAGGTATTCGTTCCTCTTTTCCTTGCAAAAGGGAAGGAAAAAGGACATTACATCAATATCTCACCCGACGGGCGTGACAAACCCGACAAATTCGTACGTATAGAAGGTAATCTGGAACCGCTGAACAGGGCGGGAAGGCTCGTTTTCAACATACGGGAGAAGGACAACCCGGACATGCAGCGGCTGGAGGAGCAGTTCAGGCTGTTCGACGACGGACTGCCGGCATCGGCAGACGGACCGGATGCCATCGAGGGGGGATATTACATGTGCCAGCAGCTGAACGCCCACATGGAAGCCGGAAGTTACTGGATAGGAAGACGCCCCCATAACAAAAAAAGAATGTGACAAACCATTAAACATGAAAATATATGGCTTATTTGGAAGTAGAGGAAATGACAACCCACATCTATGAGGAGGATATGGATACCATCAGCCATGGCGATGACGCGGCGATGATGTCGGCCATAGACGCCGCCATAGAGGAGGTACAGGGATATCTTACCAAGTACGATACAGGAAAGATATTCGCCGCCAGGGGAAAGGAACGCAATCCCATATTGCTGCTCTTTGTAAAGGACATAGCCGCCTGGCACTTCTGCAACATCTGCAACGCCGGAGTGGATATCGAAATGCGCGAAAAACGCTACGATCGTGCCATTGAATGGCTTAGGAACAATCAGAACAGACAGAACCCAAACCTGCCGGCAGCACCGGAGCAGCCGGGACGGCAAGAGTGCAGGTGCTGTGGGGAAATAGCATTCGGAAGCAATAGGAAACGTGACAACCACTTTTAAACGGAAACTTTATGACAAACAGGAAAAGGAAAGAACGGCAGGAAAAACCTGTGTCCAAGAAGGTCGTAACACCGGTATACAATCAGATACTGGTGCAGCCTGTGCACAGGGGAATAAACGATATAGGCATATGGAAAAGTGCGCTCAGGGCGGCTGACATGGGGCTGCGCAGCAAACTGTACGACCTGTATGAGGATATACTCATGGACGGGACTGTGACGGATGCCATCGGCAAACGCATAGAGGCGATAACCGACTGCGACATTAACTTTACGGTAAACAAGAAGGAAGTACCCCGGATAACGGAACTTATAGATACTGTGGAGTTCGAGAACCAGCTGAAAGAGATCATGTGGAGCCTTTTCTGGGGAATATCCGTAGACGAATATTCTTTCGTGAACGGGTTCGGCTTCAACAGTATACCGCGTAAGCACATACGTCCCAAAGAGAAGCTGATACTACGGCGCCAATACGATACGGACGGGATCAGTTACAGCGATGACGGCATGATCATACAGTGGGGAGAGGATGATGATCTGGGGCTCTTGCTGAAAGTGGCTCCCTATGTGATATACAAGCGCGGGGGATTCGGGGACTGGGCACAGTTCGTGGAACTCTTCGGGATGCCGCAGCGCATAGGAAAGTACAACAGTATGGACGAACAGAGCAGGAGGCTTCTCATACAGGCGTTCGAGGAAGCGGGATCGGCACCGTACATTGTCATCCCGAAAGAGAGTGACGTGGAACAGACGACACTCAGCGGAAGCAGCAACGGCGCGCTCTACAACGATTTCCGCAATGCCTGTAACGAGGAGATACTCATAACCGTACTGGGACAGACCATGACCACCAAAGACGGTGCGTCGCTCTCGCAAAGCAAAGTACATCTGGAAGTGCAGGAGAAGAAACACCGCAGTGACCGGCGTTTTGTCATACGCATGCTGAACAAATACCTTGTACCGCTGCTTGAAAGCAGGGGATATCCGGTACATGGCGGAAAGTTCTCATTCGTGGACAAGAAGGACGAGCTTACCGTAAGTGACCTGAAAACGCTCTCTACGATGATTCCTATCCCCCGCAGTTACGGCTATGAGAAATACGGCATCCCCGAGCCGAAGGACGGGGAGGAAGTGTTCATGGGGGCACCGGTCGATACGGGAAATGATGACCGGCCGGCCAAAGCGGTAAAACCACAGGTAGGAACGGTGGAGAATGCCGATGAACTTACGCTTTGGGAAAGGATAAAGTCTTTTTTCGTGGCGGCCCCGCATCCGGGCGGGGCTGGCATAATCCGCATGAGTGATACCTCCCCCCTGGATGAAAGGCTCATCGCTGCCGTATGGAACGGTGAACTGGCAGGTTTCAGTCCGGAGCTTTTCCGGTTCTTTGCCGAAGACTTTTTAAAGGCTGTTCGAACGGCATTTGAAGAAGGACCAAGAAATGCCGATGTGGGCGTGGCATACAAGTTGTCGGATGACCTGTACCGTATGGCGGCGGAGCAGAACCTGTTCCATTTCTCCGCTGCCAAGACGCTGGCGGAAATACAGGAACTGAACAGGCTCTTCCGGGAAAGCGGGAGCTTTGGTGAGTTTCACCGCAGGGCAAAGGAAACCACCGAAGTGTTTAACAAGACCTGGCAGAGGACGGAATACGAAACGGCGGTGCTCACAGCCGAAGGTATGTCTACCTACCGGAAATTGCGGACCAAGAAAAAGGTATATCCTTTCTGGGAGTACCTGACGGTGAATGACGGCAGGGTACGTGAGGAACACATGAAGCTTCATGGGGTCATCCTGCCTGAAAATGACCCGCGGTGGAACAAAATATACCCGCCGAACGGTTGGGCCTGCAGGTGCCTCGTGACCGGACGGATGAAGCACCAGGTAAAGGTCGATCTTGAAGAGATGCGCCGGCGTGTGGATGACTTCCTGGAAACGGCCGAATGGAAAAAGGCCGAGGCGCAAGGCTGGGGAGTGAACCGCTGTGACTCGGCACAGGTATTCACAGCCGACCAGATGTACATCCGCAAGTTCCCGCAGCAGGCATCGTCCTATCTGAAGGACATGACAGCAGAACGCTGGAACCTGCCCGGGGTACAGGCCATGAAGAGGGACGCTTCAGGGAATATCCCTGTCAGTGGGCGGAGTGAACAGGAGGTATGGGAAACATACGCCGAAGACGGAAGAATCGTACTGACGGATTATGATGGCCGGAAAGTCGTTGTCGAGAAGAAACAGTTCGACAGCCATACTGCAGGCAAGGGACGGGACAACCGCATAAGATACTGGGATGCCATGCTGGAAACCCTGCACGCCCCGGACGAGGTGTGGCTCAATGATGAGATAAAGCATGACCTGCTTGATACTTATTGCCTGTTGAAATACTACAGGGATGAGGTACTGGCCGTAAACTACCGGATAGAAGGGGAAAAGCTGGTGCTGAAGACCTGGTATGTCATGCAGACACGCACACCGGGGAACCGGAAAGTAAACCTTAAAAAGGAGATATGGGACAAACGCCGCAGGGGGCTGCTGATAAAAAAGCGTCGGAGCGCATCCTCGCGTCCGTCCGAACCGTAAAGGTGGAACGATTCCGTCGTTCCTCCGCCCGTTCGGATTGGATAGCCGGTGTTGCACTCCTTCTTGGGGCTGATCCTGCCTGGCGCTGTCGATTCTCAGACCTTGCAAATCCCCCTTGCACCCCCGGGGTGTTGGATACGTGTTGTCTCCCCGTCAGGACAGGACTTCGATGCAAATATAACCATTTTAAAATGTAAAGCAATGGATTTCAGCAAGGAATTGGGACAAAGGGTGAAAGAAGCCATAGAGGCGGTGCCCGAGGCGGTGGCTTCCACTGCAAAACGGTACTTCCTGGAACGTTTCTCGGAAAAGGCGTTCGACGGGGAACCATGGAAGCCATGGGGTAAAAGATACAAGCCCGGAAGGGGGACACTGCTTGTACAGAGTGGAGCCCTGCGTAAGAGTATCGACATTGACGAGATCAGCGCCCGCAGGGTGGTCATTACCGCCGGTGGTGACAGGGTGCCTTACGCACGTGCCCATAACGAGGGATTCTCCGGCAGCGTAGTGGTAAGAAGCCATGAACGTGTGTCCAAAAAAGGGAAGCCGTACGTGGTGAAACAGCACGCCCGGAAAATGCTGATACCCCGCCGCCGGTTCATGGGAGAAAGCCATGAATTGGAAACACTCATAAAAAAAGATGTGGAACAACTGTTTAAAAATACAATGGAACGATGAAAAAAGAAATCTTGAAAACTGTAATGGAACGTATTCGTGAAAAAGTGCCGGAACTACGCTGGGTGGATGCTGACGAAGGGCAGCTGGATTTTCAGGACAGCCGGCCGCCTGTGGCATTCCCATGCTGCCTGGTGGAGCTCAGCTATCCGGGAGCGGAAAACATGTCGGCGGCACATCCCGGAATGCAGCGTGTACATGTTTCCCTGGAATTGAAAATCGGCTTTAACGACTGTGCCTCGTTCAATGTGAACAAGCCACTGCAGGTGCAGGAGGCGGCTTTCGCAAGGCTCGATATGGTAGAAGCGCTGCACAGGGCGGTACAGGGATTCAAAATGGAGAACTGCGCCAAGTCATTCAGAAGAGAGAGGTGCAGGCCGCAAAAGAGACCGGACGGGCTCAAAGTCTATGAGGCGGTATATGTAGCCGATTTTATAGACAACATATAGGTTACCATTTCCAGCTGGGAAACATACGGCGGAGCTGGCGGATGGTGGCGTGGGTGCTGCAGAGCCATTCGAAGAAGTCGGCATGTTCAAGCCAGGCATTGTTGATGGTACGCTCGTCGACAAAGAACTCGTTTTCCGCGAGGATGATCATCACGTCGTCAAGACGGCGGCGCATAATCTCGCGCCAGTAGTACAAACGGGCGGTCATCACGCGGTTACGCAGGCGGATACGCTCGCCGCGACTGGCAGCGCTGCGACGCAACGGAGTGCTTGAAAGCTTGCCGCACCGTTCGTTGAAACCGAGCTTGCCGCATGGAAAAAGTTCTAACTGACTGCCCATATCCTGAAAAATGAATTGTAACCCCTGAATGCTCTGAAACCCTGATACAAAGATACGTAGTATGACACATATATGCAACAAAGAACGCCATATCAAATATTACGGCGCTTTCTAAGGCGGGAAAATAAAGCAGCCGTTACAAGATTACTTGCAGCGGCTGCACTTCTTTACGGGGCTTAAATGGCACTGTCTCACTCTGTCTGTTGATAATAACTGCAATACCCGTCCTCATGTATATCCAGGTCTATAAAAGGAAACTAGCGGCTTCGTCACTGTCGACCACCAGTTTGATAGCGGTAAGGCCTTCCGTATTAGGTTTCTGCAGAAGAAGTGAACAGGGCTGTTTGTAATAGTTCCAATAGTAGATGAATTCGCCCAAATGGAAGTTGTCTATTTGGACGATGTAGTTTTTCGGGATGCGCGGTGTCATATTTCCTGCTTTTTGCCGAAACAGGTTTTCACTTCTCCGTCCGGGACCCACTCCACTGTAACGATACCTTTTACTTTTCCGGTTCCACCGCATTTCGGGCAGGGTATCTTTACCCGCTCATGGATGATTTCGGGATTCCAAAACCAGCCGTTACCATGGCAGTAACCACAGATGTACCCTGTATAGTAACCTATGGTTTCTTTACCGACGCCAAAGTCCGGGGAACTGAGTACCAATATTTCTTTTTTCTCACTCATGCTTCGATGTAATAGGTTTGAACAACCACATGATTACGGAAGATATGTATCATTCTTCCTTAATTTTGTTTTTAGTCTCATAAACAGCATGACTCTATCCCATAATATCAGATAGGCACTCCAATAATCTTGGAAGCTAAAATAGTACCAGCTCATTTGTATATACCATATAGGCAAATACACAAAAAACAATACAAGCCAAAACGGAATAAATAGCCAACGAAGTATTAGTTTTATTTTATTCATAATTTTCCTGCTTTAAAGGTTATGTTATTACATCTATTAATTTGTGACCTTACTTCTTTACCATACCATGAACACCAATAGTAGGGCTGAAATAAATTCGGGGAATGTGTACAATATTTACACTTTCCACATAGATGGATTTTGCTCATTTCCAATTTTTTTTTTAAAACCGATACCAACAGTCTGCAATCTCTTTAAGGCTTGTTTCTCATAGTTCTTTTTAGTTTTCTCGCTGATCTTGTTCTCCCAGCAATCCACACAAAAAGGTCCATCGGGAGTATTGTAGCAACCGCCTTTTATCGGCTTTCCACACCTCTTGCATTGTAACTTATTATCCATAAGGTTCATATCTTATTTTATTATTAGTTAATCAGTTCTTACTATTTTCCCATTATCCAATATCAAGTATAAACGGCATTTATAGCTGACTGTATCCGCCCATTGATGAGCATATTTCAAATACTGATGCAGTTTGTACCTTCCGGGAGTTTTCATCATTTTATTTCTTATTCTTTTCTTCATTTTTTTATTGTTTTCCAGCCATTCAACCGGTAGACCTCGCGCCGGGCTTCCTCTTTCGTGAGGAATTCCCCGATCTTGGTCCCGGTGGAACCGGTGGCGTCACGTCGGATACGATACACCACCCAGTTCCTGCCATGCGGCTGGTATTCGTAATATTCCTTAGGCAGATTGCTGCACATCATTCTCTTTCTTTAATTCCACATAGAACGTCTCTTCCTGTACAACCTGTACGCCGATCTTCGGGAAGTATTCAGCTACTTCCGGGTTATCCCGGTCAGCCAAAAGCTTATCTTTTGCCAGCTCGTCCGTTGTGCGGATATACTGCGGCAACAATTCCTTGCAGATGTTGGTTACGGCCGCCCAGGTAAAACCTTTCAGGTTCTTAAGCTTCGGTGTACCGGTACGGAAACCGAACACGCCATGGGCGCTCTCCAGGCTTTTCTTCTTGGAGAACAGTTCTTCCTTGTTTTCAAGGGCGTAACTTTGCATGATGTCGAAATTCTTCTCCTTCACGACGGAAAGTTCTGCTAACTGATCCGCATATTTCTCGCGGATACGCGTCATTTCAATGTCCATTTTTGAAGTAAGATTCTGTAGTTTGGCGTCGGCCGATGCAAAGTCTGCGAATGCCTGTTCTGCCTGTTCGCGGGTGATACCGCTGACTACTGTTTTCTTTGTTCTTGCCATAATAAATGTTTTTATAGGGTTAATAATGTAATTTCTTTCTTCTGTCCCGGTTCTGCTTGCGCCAGCGCTCCTTGGCGGCTGCCGTCTTGGCCGGGGTACTGTTTCCGTCCTGCTCCTGTTCCAGATGGGCGAGTCGTATCTGCTCGGCCCTGTACTCGTCAAGCAACTGGTCGAATTCGGCCACCGGAAGAGGAACGGGACTTCCAAGCAATTTTTCTTCCAGGATATTGATGCGTCCGCGGCATTCGGAAAGCCGGTTCTCCAATTCCCGGTAACGTTCGGTGGTGTTGTAGGCGGCAGGCATGGTTATAATGTATCGCGAAGTTTCCTGATTTTCTTATCCAGCTCCCGGCGGCTGTAATAAGTGAACTTTCCTTTCTTATAACTGTGTACCAGTCCCCGGGAGGCATAGCCCTTGATTGTATTCTTGCCGCATGAGAGGTAACGGCAAGCCTCGTTCTGTTTCATCAGGTCATCCATATCGGCATCCTCGGGCAATGGAAGAGGCGTACAATCACCGGGGGCAGCTTTACGGCGTAAACCTGTCCAATGTTCAAGGCGTTCGATGCGGGCCAATAAACGGTTGAACTCTTTGCGTGAGAGCATTATCGTATCACTCTCTTCGTCTACTACACCCAATGCTCCGGTGGCGGCAAAGTCCGCCGCTGTCATACTTTGTACATCCGGTATCAGTTCTTCCAGGCCGATATGTCCGGCAGAAAACCGGGCGGCATCGCGGGCGGCGAAGAACATCTCTTCGTCACGATTCTCTTCTGCAACTTCCATAACGTATTTCTGGAATACCTGTTGTTCGGTCATGCTACCCTGCAATACCTCGGCCTGTACGAGACTGAGCCGGTCGGCTTTACGGGTCAATATCGCCACAGCCTGATTGATTTCATTTTTCGTTCTCATATTGTTTCATTTTTCTGTTTCTTTTCCTCACGCCGCATCCAAGCTTCCAGCTGCTTTTTGGTATCCTGTAACTCCCACAGTTTCATGGTGGTAACATCCTTGCGTGCCTTGCTGTATTTCCTCGCCCACATGTTGAGCTTCGCAACGTTCATCCGGTATTCGTCTTCACTGTCACTGGTGAAACCCTGGTTCAGCTGGGGAATCAGGAACGACAGGCGGTAGATATCGCGGAACACGCTTTTCGCTTCCGCCAGTTGCATTGCCCTTACCTTTTCATCCTGCAGGTTCAACCTTTCCAACAGCTGCCGGGCCTCATGCATCGTCAGTTCCCGGCTGCTTGCCGTACGTCCGGAAGTGAATTCATAGATGCATCCATGTCTGGCATCGTCATCCATACCGATGCGGTGGAAAGTGGCGTGCAGGGCTTTGAGCTGCTGGACACTGATCGGTTTGTCTTTATTCGTTCTCATCATTCAAAATCGGTTTTTCTCCGAAATAAATTTCCGCTTCTTCCGGCCAGATATCATAGTATCCTTTCGGGCCTATGAAACGGCCATGGGAAAAAGCACGTTTGCCTTCTACATAGATTTTCAGTGAGGCGTTGTACAAAACCTTCTTGGCTGTACGCCCGTCCGGATTCTGACCGCTGGCATGGCTGATGAAGATAAGCAGCTTGTTTCTGTGCTGTTCTTTGAATTTAAGGAACTGTGGGAAGCTCATGTACGTATATTGGAAACTGTCTATTACAACAAAGTCCGGTGATTTCTGGCGTTTCAGGCGCAGACTGAGCTCGTCCATCGATTCACAGACCAGCAGAAAACGGCGGTTGGTCTCCAGCATGTTACTGCGTCGTACGGTATTCTGCATGGTCAGGCTGATGCCTTCCTCCAGACTGTTGTAAACTACACGACCATATTTGCACAATTCCTTGCAAAGCTTCATTACAAAAGAGGTTTTCCCGCTGCCTGACTTTCCCCAGACTATCCATACCCCGCGGCTTTCAGGGGTACCGAAAGCGTCGTACCATTCACCTTCGAATGGGAGCGTATCAAATTTCATGGACAGCAGTTCACGTACCCCTTTGGCATTACGGGCAAAGGTCCTGGCATCATTCACCGCTTCACTCATTGTTCCGTACCTCCTTTCATCCGTCTGGCTTCCAATATGCGCTTGCAGGCATGTACGACCCGTTTCACCCGGCGAAGGTCATATTCCCCCTGTTGTGCCTCACGCAGTACACGCTTTATTTCGGTCGGCTCTGTCAGCCCGTTGGCCCGGCAGATGGCATACACATCCTGTTCCGTTGCGGCACTCACATCAAAGAACTTGCGGCCGATACGGCTGTTTATCTCCTTGTAACCTTTCTTGTTATAGCGCAGGCCATTTTCCACCCGACGCTTGATGTAGTCGGTGGAAAGAAAGATGATCCCCGCTTTATTCTCCAGGCGGTTGTATATGCTGATGAAGTAGGAAAATACACTGTCCGTCAGTTTGTCTCCTTCGTCAAAAATGATAAGCGGATTTTGAAGAAAGGCTATCATGGAAATGGCATATTCCAGAATGTCACGCAGGTTGGTCCCGTCCACCGGAGCGCCGACCTGTTTGGCGATTTCCCGGACGAAATCGCTCTTTTTCATATCTTCAGAGCAAAGGATATAGAACACATTGCGGTGTGTGCGGCGGTACTCGATGGCGGCGGTCGTCTTGCCGCAGCCTGCATCACCCACTACCCAGGTGGTATTCTTGTAGGCCTGTGCGTCTGACATCGCGAAAGTGATCCGCTGGAAGGCATTGCTTTCAGTCAATGTCCAACGGTCCATACTGAAACCGATCTGTGCGGCTATACGGCTGAACATGTCATCACTGATACTGGTGTACTTCTGATTGCAGATTTGTGATACGGTTGCGGCACTGACACCGTTCAGGCTTTCGCTGGCACGATTCTGGCTGGGATAGTTGCCGCAATATTCCAACAGTGCGTCACGTATGGCGTCTTTGTCTTGTTTACTGAGTTCTTTCATTTTTGAATGGTATTTAATTGATTATTGAATACTGGTTAATTATCACTGAGGAACGACAGGTACATTTCAGCTTCAGTCATGCCGGAAACCTGCTTGGTGTATTCACCCGGAGAGGCGATGCCCGCAGGTTCTTCCTCCGGTTCGGCTTCATAAGTTCCCGGTCCGACACCTTTAGGATAGGCAACCGGAGCTTTCAGCTCCTCGTTGGCGTACTGTTCACGCTGCCGCTCCATGCTCTTCTGTGATTCACCCACCGGAAGGGGCATCACAAGCTTGGTGTAGGCTTCTCCCATGCTCTCCTCAAGCAACAGTTCCTCGCAAGCGATATAGTGCCCGGCAAGAGCACGCTTTTGGGCGCGTATCTGGGCGTAGAGCCGTTCGCTCTCCTCCCTACTGCGTTCTGCGGTAGCACGATGGAAGACGACTTTCGGGGTGGCGGTAGCGGCATACTTCAGCCTGTCGCCCGCACAGACTTCCCAAAGTTCTACGGAGGTCATGTCCATGGGATCGTACTTGTAGCGGAAACTGACACCCACATTCTGCATGTGGAAACCCATATCCACCTGTCCGGATTCATCGTATACCATGTAACGGTACTCCTTGTTGTTACGGCTGAATACGAATCCCTGCTTGCCGTACTTCACGCTGTCCTTACTGAGGAGCTTGAAGAGTTCCTGCACCTCGTATTCGTCCAGCTGTTCGGCTTTCGGGCTGTTGAGGGTCGTGTACATTTCCATACGGGTCATCCCCGTCTCACTGGTGGGATGCGACATACTGTTCCATTCAAGACGGCATTTCAGATATTGTTCTTTCATCTCTTCCAAAGTAGGGAGTTGCGAGATGTTTTTCATTATCAGGTCGATGTTGACATGACTGCTCTCTTTGGTGGCGGTCACGTTTTGACCGGTATAGTTGTAGAGCTTGTGCATCACCTGCTGCTGGAAACGTCCGAAAGCGCTTTCGATGGTCTTACTCTGGCCGTTGTGAGGCATGGTGGTCTTGTGCAGGTGGCATATTTTCTTGAAAAAGGCCTGTGCTTCCGGCTTCTTGTGTCCACCCTGGTTATCGGTGACTATCTCATAAGGTTTAACCTTCCACGTTTCCAGCGCCATACGGTAGGCCTCATATTGTGTAAGGAAGTTCTCCGCACCAAAGGAGTAGCCCAGGAACATTTCCGAGCAGGCATCCATCACCTCGTACACATCAATAGTACGTGCCACCATCCGTTTGTTCTTTTTGTCATAATCCTTGTAATAGAGGTTCAGTTTCGTACCGTCACCGTACCATAATGTGTTGGGCATCTGCGGAAGTTTTGTATCAAATTGCGGCATGAACTCGTTCTTGAAGGCGATTTCACCATGTACAACGCCATACCACCACAGTTTGATGCCGGTCTTGTAGAGGTAGTTGATGACTGTCTGGGGAGATTCTATTAGTTTCAGTCTGTCTGCTTCACGAGTAATACGCGTATTGTGTTCTGCCACAATACGGTTGAACTCGTCGAATATCTCCATGTCGGTATATACCGGAAACTTGCTCCGCTTCAACCGTAGCAGGATACGTCCCTCACGAGGACCAATCTTGCGGGCGCTCTGGTTACCGGTAGTACCGCTTACCAGCGCCACATAACCCCGCATCTTGTAGTCCCTGAACTTTTCCATCAGCCGGGATTCGCTTTTCGGGAGTGTATGGTTGAAAGACTTACGAAGCTCCTCGCATAAGGAAATGACGGTATTGCGTACAAGGCTTTTGTGTTTATAGCCGTATTCGCTGTGTTTGTTCTGCAGTCCCGTTTCCTGTACTATCATGGCATTCATCACTTTGGCGTTGAGTACATATTCCTTCTGACGATCTATGGAAATCTTAGGAGTATAGGTCTTGTAGAATTCCACAGCCTTGTCATCACTTTTCAGGCGGATATTCATAGGGTTGGTTTGTTCTTTTTTGAGTTGTTCTTTGGCTTTTGGGTTTCGTTCATCTACCTGTTTGCGAAGTTTGTCGGGCAACTGTTCGTAGATGATAAGTGCCTTACGTCCATTGCCACCATGCTGCACAAAATGAAACTTCTTCTCACGAACGTACTTTTTATAATTCGCAAGACTCATAATTCCACCTCCTACAAGTTCATCAAATGTTACACATAGTATCTTTCCAAACATTTCCATAATCAGAAACTTTATACTTTCAACATAGTGCAGGCCCCGGCATCGAACCGGGGTGATAGCCACCTCTTACAGGCTCTTTTCCTGCTCTTTATTGGGGATACTCATCGAAATACCAATCACTGCAGCCAATGCTACCATGATAAAGGCACTTGTACTGTCTCTCTCTGTGGCATCTATATTGCCCCCCAACCAAAAACCGTAAATTAAACCTACGGTGATAGCTATTTTCTGGATTCTTCTTAATGTTTTCATATCGTAGAAAATTTTGTCTTTGATTTCAATTGAAAAATCTATCCCTATTCATCCCGAACCGGGATAGTTTCGCTACATTTGTAGCTGTCTAACTAATACTAATTTTAAAATCAATCAAGTTAAGTGTTTTGTTATCGGATTATTTCCACCGCTTTGATTTATGTAGCTGAGTACAGACGTAAAGGACGGGAGCGCAAAGAAACGCCTGGAAAATCCAAATAAGAATATCGTCCATATCCATAATTTATAAAGCTATCGCACCTTCTCCCCATTCAATACTCAATTGCTCGTAAACAGGAAGCTGCTTTTCATACTTCACCCCTTTCTGTTTGTTTGTCATGGCGACCCGAGTCAAGGCACGCGCCACGCGTTCACTTACGGAAGCTCCCATATATACTTTACGTACATGGTTGTAACTTACTCCAAGTTCCTGTGCTACGAGCTTCCTTTCCGAATTGGAAAGAAAAGGTTCCACACAGTCTTTCCAATTGTCGAAGAAAGGACGGTATTTGGGAATAGGGAGACGGTTGGACACTGTACGGGATGAGGGAGAGTAAGAACCGGTACGGCGGATGGAAGGCAAAACCACGCCAGTCACCCATTTGCGGAAAGCTTTAGCTTCAGGCTTGCGTGACTGGAACACCAGATGATACATTCCGGATTCGTTCACCGCTGTAACTTGTTGGTTGCCACCGGGGGTGTCCATATTAGTGGACATCCTTTCATCGCTATCCAAACAAGATAGAGCATCACGATATTTTCCGATGCCTGCTGCGATACATACATCCTTGCCCATAAACCAAGATTCCTCACCAATCATTTTAATTCTGATATTGGTGCCTAATTCTTCGTTGAAGAAAACTTGCAAGCCGGCAGCCTGCTGATTGATTGTTGATTCCATACATTACTATATTAAAGCGTTACAACTTTCTCATACGGATTATCTATCAATGTAACTTCATACATTTTACATCCATGATTCAGTGCATAAGCACGAAGAGTTTTCGCAAATGGTGAGTTCGTTTCAAAATTCAGTGCCGAACGTACAGTACGTGTAGTAGTAAAAAACTGTTTGGCGATGGCTTCTTGTTGTGAAGCGTCTGCCTTGATGAATCTTTCCTTTTTTGCCATTGTATTTCTGTTTATAAAGTTAATTCTGTATATTTGGAGCGTTTTCCATTTGGATAACGATGCAAAGCTATACATTTTGTAGATATGCACCAAATGTTTTTGTAGAAAAATACACAATTTGTAGATTTAAGGCATTAATATGGATAAAAAAGGTATGTTAGATGCTATGGTTACCCACTATACAAGTGGTAATAAGGCTAAATTTGCTCAACTATTAGGGGTTTCAGCGCAAACTATTAGCGCTTGGGGAGCTCGTAATACGTTTGACTCCGAATTAATATATACAAAATGTATAGGTTTATCTCCGGATTGGCTCCTCACAGGTGAAGGGTCCATGCTCCGCGCTGATGATCCGCCAACTCCAGAACCACTCCCCAGTATCAACCAGGAATATAAAGGTGCTCCTTATTATAATGTAGATTTCATAGGTGGTTTTGAGTTTGTTTCCAATGACCAGACACAGTTACCGGACTATTATATAAACTATCCTCCATATAACAAGCCGGGAGTAATGTGGTGTAACCTTACCGGACATTCCATGGAACCAGAGATAAGCAATGGAGACGTAATAGCACTGAAAGAGGTTAAATCTCCCATAGAATACCTTCCTGCTGGAGAAATATATGGTATAATTACAGATGATTACCGTACGGTAAAACGTATTCGTCCGGGTGTTCAAAAAGGATTTGTACGTCTTATTCCGGCAAACAAGTCTCCAGAATTCTGCGAGCAGGAAATTCCAGTCGAGATGATCCGGCGGGTATTTGCCGTTTTAGGCAGTATCCGCAAGTTCTTCTAATCATGATAATAACAACTCAAATAACAAAAAAATATGAGATTGGTAGATATAAAACGTAGTATAAATATCGCCTTTGAGAATTTCCATCCTAAATTCAGTTCTAATAATACTGGCACTTACTATATTGATGATATCCAAAAGGTAAAAGTTGCCATTAGAGAGTTAGATCATATTGGCTTTTTGCATATTAAAGATAGCGACGATGATTTATTGGCTCAAATAAATGCAAGTATAACCAATCGTTTTATATTAAATGGTATTCAAAATGAAGCTTACAAAACTTTATTCGACAGACTGAGTTATAGTATTGTTATGCTTCATCAATGGATCAATAACTATGTTACAACAGAAGAAACAGAGAAGACTATTAATATCAAATTACCTCAAACTAATGAACTTAGGGAATTTTCTATCACAATAGACCTTTTAGAGAGGGCACTATCTGAAATTTCGATAATCAATGGAGGAGGAGAAATAAAAATAGAACAATTGGACCATGGTTCTCTATGGATCATTATATCAGTTTGTAGTATGCAAATTGTAAAAGCAATATCCAAAGCTACTAATGCAGCATTAGATATTGCTAAGAAGAAGGTAGAATTAGACTTAATGAAAGAAACTTTAAAAAGAAGTAAAATAGAAACGCAAGCAATAGAAAGCTATGTAAAATTACAAGAAACTATCATAAATCAACTGTTACAAGAATATTCCGAACAGTTAGAAGATCAAAAAGAAGAAGATTCTAATGGATTAGCAAAAGCAGAGAGGAGGAATCGCTATAAAAAAGCATTAGATGAATTAACTACACTTATATCTGCTGGTGCTGAATTCCACCCCTCATTAACTGCTGCACAAGAAATTATTGACGAGTTTCCTAAATTTGACCGTCAAGTTGAATTTAAAACACCAATAGCTGATTTACCAAGAAACAAGGAGGATGATCATGCATCACTAATAAGCCCAAAAGAGGATGATACCCAAACAAAATAGTATCAATGGTAATGATAACAACAACAATAATATGCTATGTTTTATTAATTGTCGTATTGCAACCATCATTAAGGGGAAATAAATCATTATTCCACCAAAGGTCACTTTTATGCATCTACAATTCTCTGCAATAAATAGTACCATTAAATTTATCCATTCCAAGTAATATCGCATAAAAAAGAAATAATGCTCCCGGTACAATCACCGGGAGCGTTCCATCAACAATCAATTACCTTAAAATCTCCGTACGTTTAATTCCCTCAGACGGAGTGCTGAATAGCGGGAACGTTCGTCTTAACCTTCAAAAACCATTGTGGCAGTAACAAGACTCGAACTTGTGACTAAAGAGCTGCACACATGTATCATCACGTATGCATATCTGCGCTCTCCCAACTGAGCTATACTGCCAATTATTTGTGACGCGCACGCGTTTATGACGCTAAAATAGCATTTGTTTTATAAATATCTACTATAAATCAAGCACTTATAAAAGAGGTGCAACCGTATCACTTACCAAAAGAACTATACTATCCCCCTATGAATGTCTATTTAAACGCCTAAAAACATAACTTAAAAGGAAACATCATATAAAAAACATACCCCAAAAACACGATAAAAAGTATCCCCAACTTTTGTACAAGTAAACAAATATGACATAAAAGTATCCCCAACTCGGTATCCCCAACAGTATCTCCAACTCACTATTTAACAT